TTAGCAACCTGCCGAAACGAAATTGACGAAATCCTCAATGCGTCGCTCTTCGTTTTGTACCAACCGATGCAAATTGCTTTCAAAAGTCGTAAACGTGTTGGCAAAGTCAAGCATATTGCTCCTAAAGTGCTTGACAACCAATTATCCATTTAGCCATAATTACACGGTAAGCTGCCGTTAGTGACTCTTAAGTTGCTACGGTGGCTTTTTTGTACCCAGGAATAAGTTTTCTCACGAGTAAGCTTACTCACGGGCACGAGCATTAACGCTGAAAATAAGTACCCGATAGGTGCGGATTGATCACCCGCCGTCAGCTCCACGAAACGGAGCCTATAACAGGTAAGAGCATTGACTACACCAGATAAATCTTCGGATGTAATGGTAAAACCATGCAGTGCTCTTTCCGTTGTGGTGAATGCGCAGGCTGATGCGCTGGTTTCGGGTGGACAGTTCCCCATGCCTTTCCGGACTCGAGCGGAAAAACTGATTCACTATTGGTAGGCAATGCCGGAGATCAGCACCGGCCACCACACATTCTCATCAAAACATGAGCCGAATCACTCCCGCATTCGGCTCATCACGACATTTCTGAAAGCGTATCCCATCAAAAACCAGACAGACGAAACCCCCACCTTATCCGCTGTGGCTACGGTGTGATGCGCTTTCACCCATTCCAACAAACAACTGGTAAATATTATGAACGACCAGCAAATCGAAGACGAAATCGTAGCAAAAGGCAAAGTAGCTCCACGCGTTACGCCGCAGCATATTGAAAGCCTGATTGTCAGTGAGCATTTCTTCACAGCATATGATGGGATCGGCGGCGAAGGGGCTTGGGCAAAATACAAATCAGCGTTTGATTTAACAGAAAGTCAGAAGGCATTGAAGCTTTTGACGTTCTGCGTACTGGTGCTGGAGAATGGTTTCACAGTAACCGGCGAAAGTGCCTGCGCCAGCCCGGATAATTTTGATGCAGAGATCGGGCGCAGGATTGCCCGCCAAAACGCAGTAAATAAGATCTGGTTACTTGAAGGTTATTTGCTTAAGCAGCGACTGTCAGGGAATTAGTCATTCCAAAGCGTCCATCTTGGGGCGCTTGATAATGACAAATAAAAAACCCAGCGCTATGGCTGGGCTTCGTGAATGAGCGGCATGAATTGTTAGCGCAATCCACGCCTGAAATGCTCGTAAATCCCGGTCACGAACAAATCAATGAATTACGCATTCAACGTATATCGGATTTGTTCAGTGGACTATCTCCAACATTCTTAATCTGAACAAATCCCCATCTATCGGGGGTAGAGCATGTTCCGCATGAATACAAGCAATGGATTCTGGTCATATTTTTGGTCAGGACTAACGGGATTTTTCGCCATGCTAACTCTTCAGGATGTCCTCTTTGCCCTGGGATTTGCCATTACGGCGATTTTCACCTGGCTAACCTACCGCTCTAATGACCGTAAAAACAAAGCTGCTATCGAAGAAGATCGCAAGCGCACCGACATCCTGAAGGCGGCCTATGCCAGAGGTGATGTCTCAAACATCACAGAAGCCGCGAAGATAGTTGAAAGCATTGACGCCGAGCTTCAACCGGGCGGGCCGACCAATGCAAATCCCTTCAAAATTACGTAATTCCCTCATCGCCGCCTCTGTGGCTGGAGCGGTTTCTATAGCTGGCGTTCTGATACAGGACAGGGAAGGCGTAAAGTATGTGCCATATATCGACCCTGTAGGGATTCCAACGGTATGCGCAGGCGTAACTGGCCCTGACGTCAGAATGGGTAAGGTTTACACACAGCGCGAGTGTGACGCGTTGCTGTATAAGCATATGCTTCCGGCAGTAAAAGCAGTGGATAGCTCAGTGAAGGTTGACCTTAACGACTATCAGAAAGCCGCGCTTTACTCGTTCACATATAACGTTGGCACCGGAGCATTCCAGTCATCAACGCTACTGAAAAAGTTAAACCGGGGAGACATTCCCGGTGCGTGTGACGAGTTACGCCGCTGGACATATGCAGGCGGTAAGCAGTGGAAAGGCCTGATCACCCGCCGCGAAGTGGAGCGCCAGTTATGCTATGGAAAACCGTAGTAGCCCACTGGAAGATGATTGTTTTTGTTCTGATGCTTGCGTTGGTCGTTGTTTCTGGGAAGGTAGCTAACACCTACCACCACAAATACATCCAGGCTGACAAAGACCTAAAGCTCGCCACGCAAACAATCACCGACATGCAGACCCGGCAGCGCGACGTTGCCTCACTCGATGCTAAATACACACAGGAACTCGCAGATGCGAAAGAAACCATTGAGCGTTTGCATAGTGATGTCATTGCTGGGCGTAAGCGGCTGCAACTCAATGCAACCTGCAAGAGTAATTCCACCGGCCCCACCGGCATGGATGATGCAGCCGGCCCCCGACTTGCTGACTCCGCTGAACGGGATTATTTCACCCTCAGAGAGCGAATCGAAACCGTCACAAAGCAATTAACTGGGCTCCAGGAATATGTGAGGACTCAATGCCTGAAATGAATGGTTATGGCGAAGGATGAGAAAGAGGGAGCGGGAAATTACCGCACTTTACGGCTTCTCGCTTATCCGTGACGACATTCTGAAGCAAGACTACCCACCGAAGCGAACAGCGACACAATCACTAATAGCATTCCTGCATTACACGCTAGACCTGATCGCCATGTTCATTCTTGTAGGAGCGGCGGCAGGATTACTTGTCTGGTCATCTCAATATCTTTAATGGAGTCATTCATGCCGCTTAAGAAAGGTCGAAGCAAAAAGGTTGTCGGCGAAAACATCGCAACCGAAATGAAAGCCGGTAAACCAAAAGCCCAGGCTATCGCCATTGCCATGAGCAACGCTGGCAAGAAGAAACCAAAGAAAGGAGCTAAGTAATGATTAACCAACCATGGCCCACTTACGCGGACGCTGGCGGCACTTTCGTTCTTGGCTTGCCGATCAAGACATTAAAGCAGGCTGTAGACGGCTCCGCTGAAGCAACCTTTGACGGACCTTATCAGTCTCAATACCTGTCACCTCTTTTCATGTCCAAATTCAAGCCGGTAGTGGGCGGATACATTTTCCAGAGCCAGTACGGCGAACTGCTGTACATGAGCAAAACATCATTCGAAGCTCAGTACACTGCAACCAGCACTCCGATCGCATGGTCATCCGTAACCGGTAAGCCTTCAACGTTTGCGCCAGTTATTGGCACGACTGCTACTACTGCGATGGCCGGTAACAAAGTGCCGACTTCAACAGAGCGCGGTGGCGTACTCCAGCAGACAGCAGAGGCGGCACTGGCAGCTCAGACTGTTACCGATATTGCTACGGCACAAACTGCGGTGAATAACATCGTCACCAAAGTTAACTCCATCCTCACCAAGCTGAAGGCTGGCGGCGAACTGGCTTAACGAGAGGCAAAAATGAAACAACCGAAAGCATCGCAGGGCTTCGACAACCCAACCAAGTTTCGCGAAGAGTGGGACAAGCAAACTGCTGACAAGTAGCCATTACAAAGCTCATCTACGGGTGGGCTTGATAATGATTAACGAGGAAACAGATATGGCAGCACCCAAAGACAACAAGTTTGCTGAAGGTAATAGTGGCAAGCCGTCGCAGTATAAGCCTGAGTACGCAGCGCAGGCGGAGAAGCTTTGCTTGCTGGGTGCTACAGACGACGAGATGGCTGAATTCTTCGGCGTACATCGTTCAACTATCTACCGTTGGAAGCTTGAACATGAAGAGTTTTGCAACTCCATAAAAGCCGCCAAGGATATTGCAGATGAGCGAGTGGTAAGAAGCTTGTATCAGAAGGCGACGGGCTACAACTACGTCGAGCAGCAGGCGTTCAAGATTAAGGTTGATCGGGATAAAGAGGAGCTAGAGATAGCAGATGTTGAGCGCCACGCACCAGCTGATACCACTGCTGCCATCTTTTGGCTTAAGAACCGACAGAAAGACCAGTGGCGTGATAAGCAAGAGATTGAACACTCCGGATCCATCACCGAGATGTCAGACGAAGAACTAAACGAGAGACTCGCGAGGCTTGTAAATGGAAAATCTAAGCCGAGAGGAGAAACTTGAGCTAATAGCTCTGCTTGAGGAAAAGGAACGAAGGAAGATTGTCTATCGCTATCGAGGTTACTATGACACCCGATACGAATGGCAGCGCAAATTCATTGCGGCAACAGCCGAATATCGGCAGTGCGCTCTCATCGCTGCTAACCGAGTTGGCAAGACCGATACCGCAACTTATATCGATGCCATCCACCTGCTAGGTGAATATCCCGAAGGGTGGACAGGACACCGATTCGACCATGCGCCGTTAATGTGGTGCCTTGGATATTCGGGTGAGAAGTGCCGCGACCTTCTTCAGGCTGCAATCATCGGCAAGAAGGTTAACGGTGAATTTAATGGCGGCCTCATACCACCAGAAAGAATTGTGTCCACTGAGCCAATGACCGGCACACCAAACGCCGTGCGCTCTGCTTACATCCTTCACAGTAGTGGAGATCTGAGCAAAATACAGTTCTGGTCATATACGCAGGGCCAGCATGCATTGATGGGGGATGATATCGACTGGTTTCACATCGATGAAGAACCGGAAGACCCCACCATATATCCACAGGTGTTAACGCGTACCGCTACAGGCGACCGTGGCAATGGTGGACGTGGCATTCTTACTTTTACCCCTGAGAATGGACGCACTGAGCTGGTAATTCAGCTACTGGATACGCCTGCTGATTCGCAATTCTGCATGAATGTTGGCTGGGATGATGCGCCTCACCTGACGGAAGAAACAAAGAAAAGCCTGCTTGAGTCATTCCCTCCACACCAGAGGGATATGCGTACGAAAGGTATCCCGATGTTAGGACACGGCCGCATATTCGATTTCAGCGAAGATGCGATCACATGTGAGCCATTCCCGATACCTAAGCATTACATGGTCATCGATGGAATGGACTTCGGATGGGACCACCCGCAAAGCCGTGTTCAACTGGCAATCGATATGGACAGCGAAACCTTCTACGTAACCAAAGCGTGGAAAGCCAGCAAAACATCGCCTGCCGAGGCGTGGGGCGCGACTAAAGCCTGGGCTAACAAAGTGCCTACTGCATGGCCTCAGGATGGATTGCAGACAGAGAAGGGCAGCGGCCTACAGCAGAGAGAGTATTACAAAGACGCTGGATTTCTCATGCTCCCTGAGCCAGCGCAATGGCCTGATGGATCACGTTCGGTAGAGCCTGGCTTATTCGAATTGCACGACCTGATGAGTACAGGAAGATTCAAAGTGTTCGCCGGTCTCCGTGACTGGTTCGAAGAGTTTAATTTCTATCACCGTGATGAACGGGGACGCATTGTTAAAACCCGTGATGACCTTTTGGACGCCACTCGATATGCATACATGATGCGCCGCTTTGCCAAGCGATACGGCGACATTGGTGTAGTGAAAGAAAAGAAAATACCCGCACCGATTAAACCAGTTTCCAGAGGACGATAATGGCTGATAAAGAAAACAGGCTGGAGAGCATTCTGTGTCGATTCGACGCAGACTGGACAGCCGGAGATGAAGCCAGAACGGAGGCGAAGAACGATTTATTCTTCTCTCGCGTCTCTCAGTGGGACGACTGGCTTAGTGAGTACACCACATTGCAGTATCGCGGGCAGTTCGACGTTGTGCGCCCGGTAGTCAGGAAGTTGGTAGCAGAGATGCGCCAGAATCCTATCGATGTGCTTTACCGACCGAAAGACAAAGCTAACCCCGACGCGGCGGATACGTTGATGGGTATGTATCGCACTGACATGCGGCATAACTCGGCAAAGATAGCTGTAAACGTGGCGGTGCGTGAACAAATCGAAGCAGGCGTTGGTGCATGGCGCATTGTCACTGAGTACGAAGATCAGGACCCAACCAGCAATAACCAGATTATCCGGCGCGAGCCAATCCATTCCGCATGCTCCTGTGTGATTTGGGACAGTAACAGCAAGCAGATGGACAAGTCAGATGCCCGACACTGCACGATTATTCATTCAATGAGCAACGAAGGCTGGAAGAACTTCGCTGAGGATAACGACCTCGACGAGGACGACCAGCCAACATTCCAGAGCCCTAACGATTGGGTATTCCCCTGGCTGACTCAGGACACGATCCACATCGCCGAATTCTACGAGGTGGAAGAGAAGAAAGAGACGGCTTTTATCTATCAGGACCCGATTACAGGCGAGCCGGTTAGTTACTTCAAACGAGACATCAAGGACGTCATCGAAGATCTGGCAGATCGCGGTTTCATCAAAATTGCAGAGCGCCAGATTAAGCGTCGCCGGGTATACAAAACCCTCCTTTCCTCAACTGATATCTACCAGGACAAAAAGCTGATAGCGGGCGAGCATATCCCGATCGTTCCTTGCTTCGGTGAGTGGGGATTTGTCGAAAGCAAAGAGGTATACGAGGGCGTCGTAAGGCTGACGAAAGACGGCCAGCGCCTGCGCAACATGATTATGTCGTTCAATGCTGACATCGTCGCCCGCACTCCGAAGAAGAAGCCGATATTCTGGCCTGAGCAGATAGCAGGCTACGAGCATATGTACAGCGGCACCGACGACTACCCCTACTACCTTCTCAACCGCACCGATGAGAGCACAGGCGAGCTTCCTACTCAGCCTATATCGTACATGGAGAATCCGGAAGTACCTCAGGCCAACGCCTACATGCTGGAAGCGGCCACCAATGCGGTGAAAGAGGTTGCCACCCTCGGTGTGGATGCCGAAGCGGTAAACGGCGGTCAGGTAGCGTTCGAGACCGTCAACCAACTTAACATGCGCTCAGACCTTGAGACGTATGTGTTTCAGGACAACTTAGCTACCGCAATGCGGCGCGACGGTGAAATTTACCAGTCAATGGTGAATGACCTGTATGACGTGCCTCGTAACGTTACGATCACCCTTGAAGACGGCAGCGAGAAAGATGTGCAACTGCTGACCGAGACGGTTGATTTAGTCACTGGTGAGCGCGTGGTGCTCAACGATATTCGCGGTCGCTATGAGTGCTATACCGATGTTGGGCCGTCATTCCAGAGCATGAAGCAGCAGAACCGCGCTGAGATACTGGAATTGCTTGGTAAAACCCCGCAAGGCACACCGGAGTACCAGTTGCTGTTGCTTCAGTACTTCACTCTGCTTGACGGGAAAGGCGTTGAGCTTATGCGTGATTACGCCAATAAGCAGCTTATTACCATGGGGGCTAAACGTCCTGAAACGCCCGAAGAACAGCAGTGGCTTATGGAGGCGCAGCAAGCCAAACAAGGCCAGCAAGACCCGGCAATGGTTCAGGCTCAGGGCGTTCTTCTGCAGGGCCAGGCTGAACTGGCTAAGGCACAGAATCAGACGCTATCCCTGCAAATCGATGCGGCTAAGGTCGAAGCGCAGAACCAGCTTAACGCAGCGAAAATCGCTGAAATCTTCAACAATATGGACCTCAATAAACAATCTGAGTTTAGAGAGTTCCTCAAAACCGTTGCTTCATTCCAGCAGGACCGCAGCGAAGACGCTCGCGCAAATGCTGAGTTACTCCTTAAAGGCGATGAACAGACGCACAAACAGCGCATGGACATCGCCAGCATCCTGCAATCGCAGAGACAAACTTCACCTTCCGGCAGTGTAGCCGAGACACCTCAATAAGAGAGAGTTAATCATGACCGATACCACCGAAATTCAGGGCTCTGAAGGCCAACACCTGCACGTCGATAACGCGGCGGCATCCGCAGTCGATACAACGACACATGCCAGTGTCGAGGGTGTGCAGGATGAAGGATTCGAGATTGTCCTGAAGGACGATGAGACCAAACCAAAACAGGACCCGGCAACCAACGCACATTTCGCGGCTAAACGACTGGAACGCAAGCGTCAACGTGAGCTTGAGCAACAGATGGAAGCAGTGAAGCGCGGCGAAGTTCCGGAAAACCTGCGGGTAAATCCTGAGTTACCACCTCAACCTAACGCCAATGACTATTTCTCTGATGAAGCCCTGGAGAAATATGGCTGGGATGCCAATCGGGCACAGGCCGCGTTCACTCAGGCCAATAACGAATGGCTCATCAAGGCGCAGGACGCCCGCAGCAATGCGGTAGCGGAGCAGGGACGGAAAACTCAGGAGTTTACCAACCAATCAGCGCAAGTCGTTGAGGCGGCTCGCAAGCACTACGATGCGGCAGAAAAACTAAACCTTCCTGACTATCAGGAGAAAGAGGATGCATTCCGCCAGACCGTTCCGGCAGGTGTGGATACGCAAATCATGACTCTTTTCCCGGAGAAGTCAGCGGCACTTATGTACCACCTGGGTGCAAACCCGGAGACGACTCGTCGCATCTTAGCGCTTGACGGTCAGCGAGCTCTCATTGAACTGGCGCTTCTGTCAGAACGCTTAACTCTCAAGCCTCGCGGTAGGCAGGTTTCATCCGCCCCGACTGCTGACATCCCTGTGACTGGTGACGTGACCGCTGCAAACCGGTCAGCAATCCAGAAACAGATGGAGGCAGCGTCCAGTAAGGGTGATGTCGAAACTTACCGCGCTCTGAAGGCAAAACTTAAAGGAATTCGATAATGGCACTGAACGAAGGTCAAATCGTCACGCTGGCGGTGGATGAAATCATTGACACCATCACCAGCCTGACACCAATGGCTCAGAAGGCGAGCAAATACACTCCGCCTGCTGGCGAGATGCAGCGCTCCAGCAATACAATCTGGATGCCTGTTGAACAGGAGTCACCGACTCAGGAAGGTTGGGACTTAACCGGCAAATCAACCGGCATTCTTGAGCTTAACGTCCCGGTAAGCCTGGGTGAACCGGATAACGATTTCTTCCAGTTGCGTGCAGACGATCTGCGTGATGAAACGGCTTATCGCCATCGCATCCGCGCCGCCGCCAAAAAGCTGGCAAGCAATGCCGAAGTAAAAGTTGCAAATCTGGCGGCTGAAATGGCTTCTCTGGTTGTGACCAGCGATGATCCAATCGGCACTGCAACCGGTAGCGGATGGGACTTTGTGGCTGATGCTGAAGAAATCATGTTCTCGCGTGAGCTCAACCGCGATTCCGGCCTGTCTTACTTCTTCAACCCGAAGGACTACAAGGCAGCAGGGCACGATCTGATTAATCGCGACATCTTTGGTCGCATCCCGGAAGAAGCATACAAAAACGGCACTATCCAGCGGCAGGTGGCAGGATTTGATGACGTCCTGCGTTCACCGAAACTGCCAGTGCTGAATGCGTCCACTGCAACCGGCCTGACCGTATCCGGCGCTCAGAAGTTTAAGCCAGTCGCATGGGACCAGGATGCTGACGGTAACAAGCGCAACGTGGATAACCGTCTGGCAACCGTAACGCTGTCGGCAACCACTGGCCTGAAGCGCGGCGATAAAATCAGCTTTACTGGCATGAAGTTCCTGAGCCAGATGGCGAAAAACGTACTGACCCATGACGCCACATTCTCTGTTGTGCGCGTTATCGATGGGACTCACGTCGAAATTACGCCGAAGCCGATCGCACTGGATGACGTGTCCCTGTCTCCGGAAGAACGCGCCTATGCAAACGTGAACACCTCGCTTGCTAACTCCATGGCGGTCAACATCCTCAACACCACCACAGCACGTACCAACGTGTTCTGGGCAGACGACTCTATCCGTATCGTAAGCCAGCCGATTCCGGCTAACCATGAGTTGTTCTCTGGCATGAAAACCAAAGCTTTCGAAATCCCGGAAGTCGGTTTGCATGGCATTTTCGCAACTCAGGGCGATATCAATACGCTGTCCGGCCTGTGCCGTATTGCGGTCTGGTATGGCGTTAACGCGACGCGTCCAGAGTCCATTGGTATTGGTCTGGCTGACCAGGCGTAAGTTAAGGGGCTTCGGCCCCTTCTTCTTTGGAGAAAAGCAATGTCGAACATGGTTTATCGCCGAGGCGACAGTAAGAAGTGGAAAGGTGTTGGTTACGACTTCGAAATCGTCAGTGACGAAGATATGAAGGAATACCTTGATGCCGGCTGGGTGGCGCATCCTGACCAATTGCTGGAAAAACGCACGGAATCAGAGACGGACAAGAAAGACCGCAAAAAGCCGGGGCCAAAACCTAAGGCGGCAAAAGATGCTGATAGCAACTAAAGGCGATTTGGTCAGGGCCGCACTTCGCAAGCTCGGTGTCGCTTCCAGTGCCACGTTAACCGATGTCGAACCGCAATCTATGCAGGATGCAGTAGACGATCTGGAATCTATGATGGCGGAATGGTATCAGGACGGCAAAGGCATCATCACAGGTTACGTTTTCGCTGACCCTGATAATTTGCCAGCAGAAGGTGACGACCACGGATTGCGCTCAAGAGAAGTAAGCGCGGTCTTCCATAATCTGGCATGCCGCATTGCGCCTGATTACACCATCGAGCCAACCACCAAAATCATCACCACCGCCCGTTATGGAAAAGAGCAACTCGTCAAAAAAACGGCGTTAAATCGTGCTAAACGCGCACCTTACCCTAACCGTATGCCGACTGGCAGCGGTAACAGCTTCGCCACCCTGAACGGATGGCACTTCTACCCCGGAGAGCCCAATGCCGATTCTTCAACTCCCACTGATGAAGGGAACGGGTAAAGACTACCGCAACGCCGACTATATCGACTACCTGCCGGTTAACCTTCTTGCCACACCGAAAGAAGTGCTTAACGCTGCTGGATATTTGCGCTCATTTCCCGGCATAGCGAAACGCTCAGACGTAGCTGGAATATCGAGAGGGGTTGACTACAACACTTCGCGCAACGAGGTTTACCGCGTCTGCGGTGGCACCCTGTATCGTGGAACCGTTGCGGTTGGTTCGGTAGTTGGCTCCGGGCGCGTGTCTATGGCTCATGGTCGTTCATCTGAGGCTGTGGCCGTAAATGGAAGTGTGGTTCTCTACGGGTATGACGGCTCTATCAACAACATCACAAACTGGCCGGTAGGGACTGGTTTCACTCAGTACGAATTAGGCCAGGCGCGTGATATTACCCGGATGAGAGGCAGATATGCCTGGGCGAAGGAGGGGAGCGACTCCTGGTTTATTTCTGACCTTCAGGATGAAACTCACCCGGACAGATTTTCAGCAGAGTACAGAGCTGAATCTCAGCCTGACGGCATTATCGGAATCAGTACGTGGCGCGACTTTGTTGTTTGCTTCGGAACGAGTACAACGGAGTACTTCACGCTTACTGGTAACTCTGGCGCTGGCGCTGCGGTATACGTTAACAACCCGGCTTATATGGTGCAGAAAGGCATCGCCGGCACTCACTGTAAATGCCGCTTTATGGATGCGTTCGCCATTATTAGCCACCCTGCTACGGGCGCACCATCGGTATATCTGATGGACTCCGGTCGTACCACACCGATTGCCACCGCCTCCGTTGAGAAGATAATCCGCTCTTATTCTGACAGCCAGATAGCGTCGGCCGTAATGGAGTCGTTACGATTTGACGCGCATGAGTTGCTAATCATCCATCTGCCAGAGCATGTACTTGTCTACGATGCGTCAGCCAGCCAGGGGGGACCGCAATGGAGTGTACTGAAGACGGGGTTAGGTGATGATGTCTACCGCGCCATCGACTTTATGTATGAAGGCAATCAGATCACATGCGGCGACAAATCCCAACCAGTAACCGGAACCCTTCAGTTTGACGTCTCCAGCCAGTACGGAGAACAGCAGGAGCATTTGCTGTTCACGCCACTATTCAAAGCTGACGGCGCAAGAGCATTCGACTTTGAACTTGAAGCGTCAACCGGTGTAGCGCAGATAGCCGAAAACCTTTTCCTTTCCGCCACTACTGACGGAATTAATTACGGTCGTGAGCAGATGATCCCATGGAATGCGCCGTTCGCGTACGACAGGCGCGTGATATGGCAACGCATTGGGCGCGTCAGGAAGAATATCGGGTTCAAACTCAGGATAGTGACTAAATCGCCAGTTACTTTGTCCGGATGTCAAATCAGGGTGGAATGATGGCAGACGATAAACTGAAAGACCCGGTTGTCATTAGGGCGCTGGGTATTAACGCCGCTTCTCTCCCGCCCGGATTCCCGATTGCTTATCAGCGGTACGTTCTTGATCAGGCGCTGGACTTCAACAACGTAGCCGAAAAGGCAAACGAGGCCGGGCAGGGTGCTTATGATGGTCAGCAGAAAAACGATGAGCAGGACGCCGAATTAGCCATCCATGAATCAAGGCTTGATGATGCGGAAGCCACGTTAGGGAATCATGAGTTTCGCATTACTACCGCTGAAAACAACATCACTTCGCTCGATACGCGACTGACGACAGCAGAAAACGACATCGATTTTATCACTGATGAGATAGTCGATATTGAAACGCGTCTAACGCAAACGGAAACGGACATAAGCGATATTCAGGATGATTATGTTTCGAAATCAGCCACAACGACTCAGGAGCTTCTATCTCCGCTGGGTATTGCAACTTCATTCTCAATCGACGGAATTAAAGTGCTGGGCCCGCAACAAACAGGCTGGACTCCCGGGACAGGAACGCCAAACCTCAATGCTTTCGATGCTGACCTAAATTTCTCTGTCGGGGCGACGTATTCACAAACTGAATTGCAGGCCATTGCCAACGCTCTCGTTGAAGTAAGACGGCGCTTACTGGCTCTTGAGCAATCTGACCGTACACACGGGTTAATCGACTGATGAAACTTGTAGATAGTGAAACTGGCGTGAAACTCATGCGTCAATGGGGCGTAGTCGATTGGGTTGACCCGGGCGCTGAGTACGCTGTGTGGGATGATTGCTGCGTATTCGCTCTCGTTCGGCAGGACGGCTTCGTTGATATCCACATGGCAATGGACCACCAAAGACACAGAGAATGTCGCCGTGCAGGTGCTGAAATTTTGAAGCTCGTCGGACATCACCGTTTGAGGGCCATCATCCTTCCTGACCGGGTAAAGGTCTGCAACTACGCTCGCCGCATGGGATTCGGTGAACGAACAACACAAACACTACAAACCATAGACGGGCGCGAAAGCGCCTTTTTTATTATGTGGCGCGAGCCGGGAGAATACGATGGGCGGAGCGATTAGCGGAATTGGCGGAGCGGTGTCTGGCGTAATTGGCGGCATCGGTGCGCATAAAGCGGCTAAACAGCAGCAGAAGTACCAGGACAAAGCGATGGGGCAGCAGCGTGAAGGTTACCAGAACGCTGTAGACTGGGTTTCGCCTTACGAGCAGGCGGGGCAGTCAGCACTCGCCGGACTTCAGGGCATTGCGGGAAAACCAATCGATCGCAATCAACTGCTCGCCGGTTATTTCCAGTCTCCCGAATACAAAATGATGGCAGACCAGGCACGATACCAGTCCCTGAATGCCGCAGAGGCAACTGGCGGTTTAGGTTCAACAGCTACCAGTAATCAACTGGCATCCATCGCCCCGATGTTGGGACAAAACTTCCTGTCCGACATGACCAATCAGCAGCAGAACATGTACGCGCAATTACTTGGACTGTCCGGGTTGGGCGCGGAGTCTGCTAATGCGCTAGGTAACTATGCAATCGGGCAGGGTAACACCATGGCCGGGATGTACCAGCAGAAAGGTCAGATCATGGCCGGTAAAGCGGCGTTGCCATGGCAGGTTGCAGCCAGTGCTAACAGCAGTATCAATAACGGGGTGGCATCTGATGTTAATCAGTTCACCGGTATGTTTGGCGGCATGATGGGCGGGAGTATGTTCTAATGGCATTTCAGGGGCTTCAGGGGCTTGGTGGCCCCATCAATTATTACGACATGATCCCGGACTTTCGCCGCGAAGCTCTGATGGAAACGCAGAATCGCGTAGGTCAGCAGGCCGTAATTGAGTCGCAGATGAAAAACGCACAGGCTCAGAAAGCAAATCAGCGACGTGATGCATTCTATGAGGCAATTCAAACCGCGACTCCTGAACAGCTTCCAGCGTTGCGGCGTCAGTTTCCGGAGTTTGCTGAAAACATCCAGGCGGAAATCGGAGTGCAGGGCGCTGAGCACGCGGCTTTTGTTAACAGCGCCCTAAATAACCTTTCAGTTGCAGCATCAAGCGGTAACCCGCAGCAGGTGCAGATGTCCCTGCAACAAAACGGTCCTGCTCTGGCATCTCTTGGAGTTTCACCTGAACAAGCTATGCAACTGTATCAACATGACCCTCAGCAGTTTAACAGCCTTCTGAATGCCACTCGACTGGCTACTTTGCCAATGGATAAACAATTCCAGACGCAGCAGCAGCAACAGCAAATTGATGAAACTGTGCGTAGTAACAGGGCTGGAGAGGCATTGCAGGCCAGAGGTCAGAATCTGTCTTATCAGTCAGCTATGACCGGGCATAACCTTGCGGCTCAACGGCTGGCACTTGATCAGCAAGAGTTCGGTTTAAAACTACAGCAGGCGCAAATGAAAGCGCAGGAACTGATTGATGGCGCTCCTGAGCTGTCCGTAAACATGGAAAAGGCTATTGAGAAATCGGTAAATGATGCGACGGCCAGCAATAACTCTGCCGATTCCATGATGGCGTTAGCACAGCAGTTCCGGCAGGAAAAGCCAACGACAGGCCTTTTCGGTAATGCCACCAACATGTTCGCCAAAGTCACCGGCACAGATACGGCCCTGCGTGATCTGCGTATCCGCCAAAACGCACTGGTCAACAATCAGGTCTTGCGCTTTCTTCCTCCTGGCCCAGCTACTGACAGAGACGTTGAGATTGTGCGGCAGGGCGCGCCAACTGATATGGATAACCCTGAGGTAGTGGCGCGATGGCTGGAGGCCATGTCCAATCTTGAACGTCGCAGCGCTCAGTTTAACGACTTTAAATCTGAATGGATGAGTGCGAATGGGAATCCGGGTCAGTCCCGCAAAGGTGGTCAGATTCTTGGCATGGATGTCCAGAAGGGCGAGTCGCTGGGTAGTGCCGCTAAACGGTATATGGCGCAAACCCCGATTGCTACCAGCACACCGACAAGGTCTACAGTCCAACCGGTAGCGCAACAACCAGCCGCAACAACTGGCGGCGGATTCTCTTCATTATGGGGTGATTAATGGCTAAGGCATGGAAAGATGTTATTGCCTCTCAGCAATATCAGGCTTTGTCTCCTGAGCAAAAAACTCAGGCGCAGGAGCAATATTTTAATGAGGTTGTTGCTCCGCAGGCCGGGCCGCAAGCTGACCAGGCACGACAGGCATTCTATGCCGCCTATCCCGTTAATAGTTACGGGGCAGAGAACGTGCAACAACCTGGCGGAATGATGTCGGATTTGGGTAACGCCGCAGCGGAAACAGGGCGCGGATTGCTTCAGGCTGGCGTTAATGTCGCTAACATTCCGGCATCAATCGCTGACGCGGTAACAAGCGCCGGCGCATGGGCTGGTAAGAAGTTGGGTATTGGAGATGGAACATATACCCCGGCGCCGCGCGTCACAACCGATGGACTTGAGCGAGATTTTGGTATGCAGTCTGGTACGCTGACGCCACAGACAACTGAGGCCAAAGTGCTGGCAGAGGCTTTGCCATACCTTACGCCTGTTGGTGCGGAGCGTGCCGCTGTTCAGGCTCCTTCTATCGTTGGCAGACTGGCGCAAGGTACTTCACGTTTACTGGCTGATAATGCCATTGGGTCAGCGGCAGCAAATAGCGAGCAAAACAACCCTCAGGCGCTGGCTACTGACCTTGGAGTTGGCGTTGTATTAGGAGGCACTATTAACGCTGCGGGGCGTGGTATTGGCGCGGCTTATCGTGGTGTCAGGGGAGAGATATCACCCGAAGCGCGACAGGCTATCCAGTTTGCCGACTCTAATTATGTCCCGCTGCATACGACTGACTTACTCCAGCCTAATTCCCGTGTCGGACGCATGGCTCAGACTACGGCAGAAAATATTCCGTTCTTAGGCACAAGTGGCATGCGAGGAGCCCAGCAGGATGCCAGGAGCCAATTAGTTGAAGAGTATGCTTCCAGATTTGGTGAATACGATCCATCCATTGTAATCGGTAGCCTTAAAGCCAAAACAGAGGGAATAAAACGAGCTGCAGGAAGCCGTCTTGAGAAGGTTCAAACCGCTATGGCGGGGGTGAATATCCAGCCCTCAAGGGCGCTGCAACAGATCGATGATGAAATCTCTAATCTTCAGAAATTGGGGCGGGTTGCTGACACTGACACTATAGGAAAGTTACAGGCTTACCGTGATGAGCTGGCAAGTGGGAGTGTGGATTTGCAGCAATTAAGCAATTTGCGTAGCCAGTTTCGTCAGGATGTTAAAGGTGAGCGCGTCGTTATGCCTAGTCGGTCAGACGCGGCTATTCAACGGGTGTACAGGGCCATGACGGGTGACATCGACAGCTCAATAGGGCAGAACCTTGGCGATGACACATTACGTCGCTACAAGCAGGCCAATGCAGTTTATGCCGATGAAGCCAGCAAGTTACAGAACACGCGTCTGAAGAATGTTCTGATGAAAGGCGACCTGACGCCGGAAGTTGTGAACAATATGCTGTTCAGTAAGAACAAGTCTGAAGTGCAGAATCTGTACAACTCGGTTGGCCGGGTTGGCCGCGCTCAGATGCGCAATGGAATTATCGGTAAAGCGATGGAAAAATCTGGCGGTTCGCCAGACCAGTTCCTGCGCCACGTTAATTTGATGTCTAACCAGACCGGCATCACCTTTAAAGGCCGTGATGCTGCTTACCTGAAGGGGTTAAAAAACTACCTTGAGTCCACCAAACGAGCGGGTCAAGCAGGCGTAACAACCCCAACAGGACAGCAGGCAATACCGTTTATCCTTGGCATCGGCACGATTACAAATCCGTCAGTAGCAGCAGGAGGAGCAGGCTACGGTGTTCTGACTCGCTTGTATGAGAGTGAGTCTGGCAGGAACGCAATGCTCCGCTTGGCTAATACGCCAAGAGGTTCAACTGCGTTCGAAAGGGCGCTTTCACAGGCAGAAAAAGCTGTTAACTCCATAGCTCAAGGTACTAAGTCAAAATCGTTAGGTGAATAGCGCTACTGCAACACATATTCCGAATATAAAGAAAGCAAAGTTTAATAAATTTTTATTCATCATTCCCTCCTAATCCTCTAACAATATTAAACTTTTTTACGCAAAGCAGCACAATTATTTGTGCCACGCATCTGCGCCCGGAGCACGCCAAATGTCTAATTACGTGATTTCTATGCCTGTAAATACGTTCTCAATGCCTCGCCAGTTTAAAGCGGTGGCAAACGGAAAAATATATGTAGGCATTCCAGATACAGACCCGGCAAATCCTGACAACCATATCCCCGTATACATCGTAAATGAGAGCGGGGAAGAGGTTCAGGTCGCGCAGCCAATTTTAATTAACGCAGGTGGATTCCCAGTATATAACGGGCAAATTGCCAAGTTCATAACGAAACAAAACTACTCGATGGCAGTAACTGATTCGTATAATGCGCAGCAGTTTTACTGGCCCGATCTATCGAGCGTTGACCCGGCGGCAGTAAGCTCACGCATAGATGAGTTAATAGAAGACTTGGCAAAGCCTACTGGAGCCGGATTGATTGGCACTACATCAGGCAATACCGTGCAGGGTGAAATTGATCTCATCCGCGATAACGCAGATATTCGTCAGCACGGAGCGAAACCGCAGAATGATGACAATTCGTCTGCAATTCTTGCTGCTATGGCTGCATCTCCAGGTGGAATCATTGTTCGGGGAGGTATTTTTAAAGTCGGAAATATTACTATCGATTCTCCTATACAGTTTGAAGCTGGCGCAGGAATTAGTGTTAATGCTGGCGCAACAATGATAATCCGCAACAGGGTGTCTGCTGGTATTTATAAGATATTTTATGGTGATGGAAATATTTCCTTTCAGCATAAAGATCCGATTCCTTCGGGAGAAAAATCTTCCGGTGAGCAATCAAGATATGTGCACGTTGCATGGTTCGGCGCGTCCCCAAACGGTAACGATGGTGATGACTTAGCACCCCTTTTCCAGAAGGTGTCTGACTCATTAGGTAATATACGTGAGGCAGAAATTAAATTTGATGTAGGAACATATACCCAACGCACCGGTCCAGTGATCTGGCCCCGGGCAGTCAAATTACTTGGGGCAGGAGATCGCTTAACAAATATCTGGACAAAATTCTTAACTGGTGATGTCTGGAAGACTGGCGGTGGCGGGATGAACGCCCATAATTTTCAGTTTAACTGCGACGATTTCCGTGTTTCTGGTTGCTACATCAGATTCGATCATGAGCGCTGTGAAGCGTACGATATATATATGGATCACGGCTATCGTGGAATTGGTCTTTACGGTTACGAATGCAAGGCATATCGAAGTAAAGGTCTTTCGTGGTCTCAAGCGGTGGGCTCATCCCTGATAGATATCGGTCATGATGACTGTGTTGTTGAAGATACTGACTATACAAGTTCAGTACCAATAGGACCAGAATGCATCGTAAGATTTAACTGCGAAACGCGCAGTATCTCGCGCCCGCAGGTGAGACTGGTCTCAGCAAGAACCAGTGGAGCCCTTGTTGGGGCTACTGTAACAGGGGCATTTAGTTTTACAGAACCTACCATATCAGAGTTAAAGGGTAACCAAGCTACTTACTTGGTTAAATTCATTTTATCTGGGTCAGCCTCCCCGAATGTTATCCAGATCAGCGGTCTGGTAGCAGGTCCTTCCTGTCAGGGTTGCGTTCAAATCATATCGACAAGTGGGTCAGTTTTCGGACTAATGATGGATGAAATCAGCGGAGACAACACCATTTCCGCATGTATAGATATTCAAAACAATGGATCTGGAAATATCCGCCCAATAATTCTTGGCCAGCATGACCTAAGGGGGGCTACTGGACTCAAAATAGGCGGTAGTGGGACTTTACCCAGTAGAGTTAGCTTAACCGGTGGGGCTGCAAGAAATTGCACATCATATGGCTATGATCTGAAGTGTCAATATCTGAGCGCCTTTGGTTTAGTGGGCTTCAGCAATACATCTGGAGATATGGTCCTCCAGCCCGGAACTGATGTTGTAAGGGTTATTGGCAATGTGCTTACTGTCACGAATAACTCCGGAGGTTCCAATGTGACGGTATTAAACAACTTATAATTGTCTCTAATACCTTGTATATTGCTCGCACGTTAAAACACATGGTGAGCTCATGAGCGATCAACTAAAAGACCAGCTATATAAGGTGGGTGTAAGAACAACATCAGGTGCGAATTTTTCAAAGAAAGCCAAATTTATCTTTGAACCACCGTCAACACTCGCTAATACCATTTTCCACACTGGAACAACCATAGGTGCGTATACGTATATGCGTGGTGGCGATATATACAGCCTTAAGAAGATTGGTAGATTCTGCTCTTTGGCGCCTGGGTTTAATATTGGGGCAAGCAATCATCCAACTAATTTCCTTAGCACTCATCCATTCCAGTATGGTGCCAGTGGATTTTCATACTGGCACAAGTTTAGAGACTTTGACCATAATGGTTTGACTATGCCTCCAGAAGCAGTAAAAGAAGCCCCCATCATAGGGAATGATGTATGGCTTGGCGGCGGAGTGACAATATGTAAAGGGGTTTCTATCGGTGATGGGGCCGTTGTTGCCGCTGGATCTGTAGTGACAAAGGATGTCCCCCCGTACGCAATCGTAGGAGGCGTTCCGGCTAAAATAATAAAATTTAGGTTTAGTGATGAAATAATCCGGGAGCTTATATCTTTAAAGTGGTGGAATTTCGAACCGGTTTCCATGAAAGGAGTTAGCTTCGATAAAGTTGAAGATGCTATTAATGAAATAAAAAAGAGAAAGGATATAGGTGTTCTTGAAGAGATAAGGAATAGGTATTATTTCGCACAAGATGGTGATTTTGGCGTGTTGTAAAGAATATGATTGTTGTAAATACTCTTATATAAAACCTTTATTAAATCTCCTTATGATTAGCCAAGGTTAGTAGCGACCGCGGGGAAAACCACTAATAGTCGAAATGCCACGGTAGATTAATATACAATATATCCTGCTCATTTTTCGATTTAATGTTAATTGGGCAGGCCTACACTATGTAGTTGATTATGCATATCATCTTCCTGATATTGTGATAGGAAACACGTTATAAAAATGGCGCTTGATCGATTACTTCTTTTAAAATACTGTATATGTATACAGTGATAAAGGGAAGGAGGTCATATGCCGCGCTTATCAGATATCCGCCCAGCGTTCTACGCAGCACTACACATCAGTCCGAAAGGGAAACGCACCGTCACCACGGTTGATTTCGTCGCTGAGCTGGCGAAACGCAAACACGACTGGTCTCTGCATGAGGCCAATGTGTGGATCGAGCATCACATCGATACGTTCAAAGATATCTCCACGCAGGAGGGGGAGGAGCGGACCTTCATGCTCTACAACCCAAATCAGGGAGGTATGTGATATGGGCTTCCCGTCACCTGCAATGGATTTTATCCAGACCCGGTTAACGCCAGATATAGTCTGTGGTACGAACGCCAATACGCTGATAATCGAAACGTCAGGCGGCTATGCAGTTGTTGAAAAGGGTTCGCGTCCAAAAGCGGGCGAGTACGTTTTGGTCAGCTGGCTCGGCCGGAACTATTTCGCCAGGCCAGCGGGTAAATCTCTTATTACGGAAGATGGAGAGGCGATAGAAGGTGAAGCGCTGGATGATGTGGAAGTGATAGGCGTGGTGACGTGGCTGGTCAACCGGACGAGGGATGATGATGCGCCGGTGATGTGATGGGGCATGTATGGGACAAAAACACCTGTACGATCTAAGGCGAATTTGGATAGTGACGTTTTATGGCAACTACAATCATCTGTTATTTAATGCGCTCTTGGACGATCTCAGTTGATTATAAAAATTGCACAGTCATGTGATGAATATGCAGGTGTAGTTGCCGAAGCCTTTCGCTTCGGGCAGCGGTGCATTTTTAAGTTTTATGAAAGGGTTCCGTTTGCTTCAGGCAGCGGGGCTTTTTATTGTTAAAAGCTTATTCAACCCAAAAAAATGCGCCGAATAACATACGCATTCGGCACATTCGGTTACTTGTTAAGTGATTCAGCGTAAAGCCTGATTGCTTCGCTAATGACGGCGGATTGTGGCTTCCCTGTTTTATCTGATAAGTCTGCAATGAGAGAGATAATCTCCTCGGTAAGTTTGAAGCCTTTGCTTCTAACCCCTCGTTTGAGATCACTCTTTAACTGAATTGCGGTAGTTGATTGAGCCATTTTTCGACCTTATATTTGAGTTTAGGGTTGGAGGGGCTTTCTCTCCTCCGCCTGACTGTCTTAGTAAGCTGGGGAGCTAATCACTAAGAGAACAATCAGGATGATGACTAGCTTCATCATAACCCTTTCTTCATGTTGGGCTCCGCTTTGGTGGGGCCCTTCCCGTTTCTGCGGCATGCTAATGTGATTAGCATTGGTGCACCTATACATTAGCGCAAGCATTTTCTCACTGAAACAGAAGAAATCGTGCTGCTGATGCCGAGCAAAGCCTGAAGCTGGCGAGCGCCCCCATCAACGACATGCAGGTGCGCCAGCGCGATGTTGCAGCGCTGGACGCTAAATACACAAAGGAGCTTGCTGATGCGAATGCTGAAAATGATGCTCTGCGTAGGCGTCTCGATAATGGTGGCAGGGTGCGCGTTAAGGGAAGTGTCCCACTCAGGATTACCCCTCCACCACCGGCAGCATGGGCGATGCAGGAACCGTCGAACTCGCTGACCTTGCTGGACGAAACGTTCTCGGTATCCGATCCGGAATCATCCGCGACCAGAAAGCCCTGAAGTATTTGCAGGACTCCATCACCAGGCAATGCCTGTAACTACTTAAAGTATTTATCCATAGGGTCGTAATGCTGGTATTTTCTGTAAAAAAAGAGCCAGTAGACAAATCCTATGGCAGCACCTAGCCCTGCCATCATGAGATAAAGATCCTCGCGGTGGTTAAGCAGGTCAGAGAAGGAATATGAACCTTTCCATATATCAATAAGGCTACCGCCAATCACCACATCTAAAATCAGGGCCATCAGTGGCAGGGCAATAGCATATGCCGCCATGAGGTAGAACAGAGCTCCAAGTCTGTACTTGGTATTTATGTGCATAGCCTGTCTCCTTACAAGTTGCTCTGAAGCATAACATAACCAATCAAGAGCCTGACTTCGGTCGGGCTTTTTTATTGGGCATGACAAACCCCAAGAAGAACTGCCACCCGAAATGGCAGAGCATGACCACAAACACACCGAACCCTAACCTGTGAAATGAGCCTTTAGAGACGTTAGTTTAGTGCTGGCGAGCCTTCGGTGGGCTGGCGTTTCATTTCGGCAAAGGTTCATCTCAAAGAGTAGGAAAACGCTATGCAATTAGTAGAGATTAAGAAACTCGACCTTGTCACTAATACCGCAGCAATAGCAGACGGGGTGGGCCGAGACCATGACGCTATCATTAAGCTGGTTGACCGCAATAATATAGACCTTGAAGAGTTTGGAACTGTCGGATTTGAAATCCTTAAGTCAGGCGGCAAGCCAATGCGCATAGCCTTGCTGAATGAGCAGTAA